CCTCGCCAAGCCGATCGAACTCGCGCAGATGACGTTCGACGGCAAGCCGTTCGTCCTCCGGCAGGACTTGATGGAACAGCCATGCCCTTCCGCTCGCCAAACTACCTGATTGGCGGCAATCCCAGAGGTGTGCTCTCCTGCCTTGAAGGAAGGGCGAGCAGCGTGCGGCGCGTCGTATTCGGTTCACAAAGACTGTTGCCTCGAGTCCTGACAAAACGTCTCGCTTGGGCCATTAAACGAGCAGGAGTCGAGCATCAGTGGCGTCGCGCGCGATCTAACCGATCATTGAGATTGGCCCGTACCTACGGCCCGTCTCCGCGGCGGAAGCCCTTGCTCTTGAGCCGCACTCGCACTTGATTCGACTGTTCATCTGAGGATCACAGTTCGTTACCCTCGCCGTCGAGCGCGCCGGTTTTGATGCTGGCGATGAGATTTATGAGCCTTTCGTTGATTGGGATCGGCGCACAGGCGAGCGCGCCGCGGATCCAGATAATAATGCCACTCTTGGCGCCGTCGTGAGTCGCCAGCAGCGCGCTGTCGCCGGGCGGCAGACCGTCTGGCGTCGTCGGGCTACCGACATAGAGACCCTCGACGAAATGGAATTGCCCAGGCGTCAAGGTCGTGAAATGCGTCTTGCTGTCGAATTCGGCCCAGAGCTTGGCAAGCGGTTTGCAGGCCGGCGCGGGCTTTCCGTCCGCTGCAAGTACGACGGCTCCGATTGGATCAAGTCTCAGGGCGAAGGCGGCGATAGCGGCGATCCGCAGCATTGAGTCTCCTTGGAAAATTACCGAGCGAAACGCCAAACGCACCTGAACGGCCCCGTCGCTTGCCTTCAAAGCATAGCAACCTTCTTGAATTGTACCTCACCGTCAGCGATGGCAACGTTTTGCACGTTATGTGCGGACCAAATGGCGGCCGAATCACGTTTATGAGCTGGATTCCGCGGTCGTCAACATCTTGTGTCGACGGCGGCGACGCCTGGGTTGCTTGGCGAATCGGGCGCGCAATTGTTGACGGAGGAGTCAGTCCTTCGGAGGTAGCGAGGATGCCGAATCGTCCAACTCGTAGCCTGGTTCGTCCGGCGAGCGCTGCTCGGTGACGCCCGTTCGCTTCGTTCCGGGCCGGGGCTTCACCAGCATTACCCTTCCGCCGTGACCCAACTTGCTCTGGGCGTCCTGTAAGGTCTGTTTGAGCTTCTCGTCCAGCGTGGTCTCATAGGCGCGCGGCGGAGCACCGCCCTGACGCAACCACAAATCCACCCGAGCGTCGTTGTCCTGCGCGACAAAGGCGATAAGTTCGGCGCGAGCCGGCAGTGCCGCGAGCGGCGCTGACATTGGAAACCCCAGCATTGTATTGACTTGATATGGCGTTGTATTGACTTGATATGGCGTTGCACAAGCGAGCGCGACGATGAGGGCGGGCGCGACTATCTTGGCGGCAATCGGCGCGCCGGACGAACGGAAGAGCCAACAAGCGATGAGCGCGCCCATGAGCAACATGGACCCAAACGAGGCGGCGAATGCGCTGAAGAAACTCACGGCTTCACCCCTCTCTAGACGTCGGCGATCGGTTCAATTGGCCGATCGCGGAGCGTAATCTTGGCGTCGCGGCCCATGTCCGAGGTCGCGGGCAAACAGGATGGCCCCGTACGGATTGAGGCCGGTAACTTCGACGCGCACCAGGATCGACTTCGCGCCCTGTCGAGTTCGCGATCGGATAGAGGTTGACCCCGACGTCTCAATGCCCGTGTTCGCGGCAGCGCAGCGTCGTCGTCTCACTGATTGAATCCGTGCGCACGACGGTGCCATCGGCGAGCGTGATCACCAAGGTGGAGTTGCCCAGGCTGTTGCGATCAAGCGACGCACATCCTACCTGGCGGGAACCATAGAACACGGCTTTTTGGGATGGTCCGACAAACCCAGAGATCGGCGTCGTCCTTGGCCGGCGCGACTGCGACGATGAGCACGCCGACCGCGCACAAGAAAAGATCGGCAATCCCGATCCTGACCGGCGAGCGATTGGATCTCATCAGGCGAGTAGCATTTCAGGGCGATACCCCGACCATCGCGCAATCGCTAATTCGGCAAACGAAACCAGTGTGGGGGTCCGTGCTGTGAGGATCATCGCTGCGGTTTCCTTACGCCCGCTTCAAGATTGAACGTCATGACGGCGATGAGGGCCGCCGCGGTCCCGCCACTTGCCGTGGTGAATAGCGACGTCGCAAGAGCCGTGAAGCTTGTTGCGCCACCGGCGAGTGACTTAGCCTGCAGAGAAAGCCCGATCGCCGTGCCAATGAAACCCGCCATTACGCACAGTCGCTCGGCCAAATGACCGAAATCAGCTGACGGAGGAGGGGCAAAAGGCGAGGGAGCGCCGGTCCGTACTCTGTCGTTCGACATCGGTTCTCCGATTCTCCACGCCTGCCAACCGAGCCAGGAGGCCGAGCCGACGAACAGCGCACCGATCACGCTTGTCATCATGCTCATATCGTTCGCCCAGATCATCTGCGGCACGCCGTTGACCCAGGCAAAGAACGCCAAGCCTGCGCAGCCCAAGCAGAGGACGAAATGCGACAGAAAGGTGAGGCGGGGGAGGTACATTGGGTACATTGGACATCCAGGTCTCGCGAAGACGTTTCCGATATGACAAACGATTTCCTACGGGGCAGACGATGCTGAGCGAACAGCCCTAGTCTTTATCTTCGCGGTCAAGAGTTGAGGCGCGTTCGAGCGCCCGACGGGCGCAGCTGTTGGTAAGCCGGGTCGTGGCTGCGCAATGGTCCGCCCTCCGTGCATTAGGCTCGGCTCCGCCTGCCGGAGCAACCTCGTTCTAACCGCACGTAAGGGGCGGGCTACCGGCTTCAGCCCGCGAACATGACGTCCAGGCGAGTTCAGCAAGATCGGAGAACCGTTCGAGCCAAAGCTGGAGCGGCTTATCCGCTCACCAGCGCGCCCATGAATTCCCCGAACGGCCTGACCGGCAGGCCGGGCTCGTAATAGCCGCCCCGACCGTTGCTGAAGAACGAGTTCAGCGGATTCCCCGGAAAGCCGGAATTGTCGTACAGCCAGTCGCCCGTCATGTTGATAGAACTATTGTAAATTGCGATGCCGGAAGCCCCGTCAAAGGGCCACACGGGGATGCTGACGGCCCCGCCCGTGCCTGCGCCGAGGGATGTCAGTGGAACCGTGCAGCCCAGGCCCACGCCATACCCAATCGCACCGCTCGCCGTCGACACATAGGCGTTGACGATCTGCCCACCCGCCACCGTCACATCGGCCTGCGGCGTGACATGCGTTCCACCCGCGTTCGAGCATCCGGTCAGGCTGATCGTATAGGTTCCATTCGTGTATCCCGATCCGGGAGTAATGCCGAAGGGCTGGCCGCCGACATTGCCGACGAGCGAGTCAAACCGCTCGGTCGCGGATGGTGTGTCGCCATAAGAGGCGTAAGTCGAACCCGTGGACCACGAGCCGATGCTTGAAAAGACGCCTCCAGAATAGGCAGCGCCCTTGACGCACTGGACCTCTTTCGCTGCGACAATGTTGCAGGTGAAGGCCGCCGACTGATTACCGACCCCGCCGTAAGGATCAATGCCGTCGTCATAGGGAGAACCAGCCAAGCCAAGTACACTCGCGGCCGTTCCGCCATTCATCGCTTGCTTTGTCCCGATGCGAAATCCGCGCACCAGCGAGCCGATGCCGTTGCTCGAGCACGTCCCATTCGGCAGCTGATTCCAAACCTGAGTCCCGCCGTTGTAGCCGGCCAGATTGTTCTCGCCGCAAGTCGAAAGCGCCGCGGCGGTCCCATAGGTTCCGCCCGTGTTGATGTTGAAGTGGAAATCGATGCAGTTCGAGCCGACTCCAGACGTCCCTGAACAACCACCCGTCACGGTTTCGGTGGTGCTTACTCCCATTGTTCCGCTGGCAGTAATTGCGAAAGTTTGACCAACCTGACCAGCACCCAAAGTCCCAGACTGAGTGGGAGGAACGCTAACAGACAGAATAACACGACCGGCAGTGCAGCCAGCACAAGACAGAGCCATGCCAGGAACGAAAGGACGCGCATGGGCACTCAAGCCTCCGGTGATTGTAATCGTCGAGCCTGATATAGTTCCGCTTGCGCTCGCCGCGTAGGTATTCCCGATATCCAAGCATGGGCCAACTGTGGAGGCTGCATCGCAAGCCGCATAATCGGCTTTCACGCGGTCAAGCGTCGGCTCGCTCGCGTTTGACGCCGTGGTCAGGCCGCCCCAAATGTCCGCCGCCCAGCGCGAGGCGAGGCGACGCGGCCCTGTCCACCCGAAGGAGGGGTGAGCTGTGAATCCGTCCGATCCTAACGGGCCGCCCACTGGCGGGACGGTCGAATTGTCGTGCTGCGGACCGACGAAGATTGCGGGGCCGGCCGAATAGAAGACCGCGTTCGCCAACGCAGTCGCGCTTATGTTCGCGATCGCGACCGCGCCGCCGTTGGCGAGATTGTATGTCGATCCGCTTGCGCCCCAGGCGCCCGTGGCCACGCTCTTGATGTAGGTTCCGGGCGTGACCGCGCAGCCGACCGAGAAGGTCGCGCAGCCGACGACCTCGCCCTCCCACATCGGGCCAGTAGCGGCGCCGCTTAGCGTCAGGATTGCGGTCCATGCGCCGGACGAGCCGCCTGCGGCGCTGATCGCCCCCGTGAAGTTCGAGCTCAACGTGGCGTCGTTGGCCCATTGGTCGCAGAGCGCGTTCAGGCCGACGTTTCTGTTGTTGATCGGCTGGTAATAGAGCGACCCGTCGCCGCGCCAGTCGCCGGTGATTATCGCGGGCGTGTTCGCCTGCATGGCGGGGAACAGCGCCGGAATTTTGACGCTGAAATATCCCTGCACGCGCTCTGTGAATCCCTGCGCGCCCATCGGGAATCCGGCATTGTAGATGTCGCCGCCGTCGAAACACGCGGCGAAGACATGGCCGGATGATCCGCCCGGTTCTCGGGCAAATGTGTTAGACAGGAAGCCTCCATGCGCCGTCCCGTCGCCAGTGAAATCGATCTGGTTGAAGACGTTGTTCGCTATTGTCGCGTCATCGGTCGAGACGATCTCGGTCCAAGAGGCGGTGAGGACGTGCCCGGACGCCGGAGCGGACGAGAACGTGACCTGATAGTCTCCCGTCGTGTAATTGACGAAGCTCGACGAGACGCCGGCGCCCGTGCAGTTCCCGCCCATGATGTTGTAGACGGCGGTGTTCGAATCCGTGCAGAGCACGCCGCTCACGCTGTCGGTGATCGTGAAGGTTCCCGCCTTCATGATCTGGTTGGCCTTCTGCGTGACGAGCGGCAAGCCTGTTCCGCCATTTTGCGGGCTGTCATAGGGCGTGAGCGCGCCGCCAGCGGGATCGGCGCGCATGGTCTCGGAGGAAACGGTAAGGCCCGCGCCGCTGATCGTCCATTGCGACCCTGACCCGTTCACGCCGCTACAGCCAGAGTTGCATTTGACGAGCGTTGGCGAACCCGTGACGCTGTTCGTCCCTCCGGGGATATTGTCGTTCAGTACAAGACCAGGCATGAGCGCGCCGCTCGTTAGCGTCGTCACCGTGAGCGTGTTGCCAGAGATCGATCCGCTAAACATGCCGCCCGTCTGCCCGGCGAGATTCCAAGTCAGAGTCCCGCCAGTTCCGACATTCGAGCAAAATGTCGTCGCCGAGCACCATTGGGTGAGCGTTCCGTTGCCGGTTCCTATGGTCTGCGTCTGATTTGTGCCGCCGTAGGAGAAGAGCCCGAAGCCGGCGCCGTCGCGAGTCCAGTTGACGATGCTCGTAGGCAAGCCCATCGAGGTTTGAAGCCCGGTCGACAGCGCCCAAGAACCCTCGGCCAAAGGCGCGCCGCATGAGCCCGTGACTGCTGACTGGTCGCCAGCGATCATCTGGCTTTGGGCCGGATAGAGGGTGCCGGCAACTGCGGGGCCGCTGTCATAACCGGCGTTCCATCCGCCGGCAAAGACCTGGCTCCAGGTTCCGGGGCTGACTGAGAAGTAGCAGCCGCCGTTGAGGCCGTTGATGACCGGCTGAGATTGGCCGACGCCCCAGACGTCGAACACCAGCCCAACCTTGACCGGGCTCGGCAGCGTCGCATAGGAGGTTCCATTCGCCGCGCGCACCGACACGTAGTAAGGGCCACCGGCCGGAATCCCCGCGATCGTGCCCGACCAATTGCCGCCGAAGATCGATCCGGTGAGCGTCCCCCAGTTGCACGGCGTGCAGCCCGAGAGCGCCGACCCTTGAGCGCTCGACGAGACAAGAACCTGGATGCCGGACGGAGTCCCGCCGAGCAGGCCGGTGTTATAGGTTCCCGCAAGGGTTAGCGTTCCCATGCTCGCGCCATAGTTGGTCACCGGGAAGGAGACGCCGGGGCCAGGATCGTTGATCGTAAGGGCAGGCCCTGGCGCGACCGCACCGCCATCGGTGATATATGTCGCATTGAACGGAACTGGCGAGCCGCTCGACCCGATCGTGAGCGCGGCAGGATTGGAAAGCGTGTAGAGGCCGCAACCCCATTCGCCAGTCGCGCAAAGACCCGGAGCGTTGGCCCCAGTTCCAAGGCCGGTGATCTTGATCGGCGTTGTGATCGAGGAATTGCCGTAGAGGTACTGACCGGGCGAGAGGTTGGTCAGAGTCCCATACATATTCTCGGCAGAGGTGATCGGCGGATAGTAGTTTGAATTGACCGTGAAGCAGTTCGTCCCGCACGCGCCTGTCGCGCTGGTGATGTAAAGCGGCTGTCCGGTGATGTTGACCCCGCCATCCGTTACGAGCATGTTCTTCGCCGCGCCGCCCGTGACGGTGAGGTTGACGGGTGTCAGAACCGACCCGACGCCTGAGCTGGCGGGCGTTGCGAGCTGGCTGGTCATCGCCTCCGCCGGCTCGATCTTGACGCTGTTGTTGAGCTGGTACTTCCCGGTCGAGTTCGACCCGCCTCCTGTGAGGTAGCTCGTAATGTAGGTGTTCGCCGGAACTCCTGTCCCGGTGATGACCGCGCCGACCTGCATGGAGAACGTCGGCACTGGCGCGACGTACACGTTCATGATGTTGCCGGCGACGCCGCTTGTCCCGCTGCCGTCGCTGTCGATCAAGGCGGTAAAGCTGTTCGTCGGATAGGCGAGCGTCCCTTTGAGCGCGACTTTGCTGACCGAGGTCACATGAAGGCCGGCGCTATCGATGTAGCCATTGAATCCGTTCTGCGCGGCGGCGGCGGGGACTGCCGGTTTGAAAGCGCCGACGCTGAAGGTCACGGGAGAGCCCACCGAGCCGAGATTGACCGATGTCACCCCAGCCGGGAAAGTGACCGTGTAGGACGAAGACCCGGTCGCGGTGAGGGGAATCGTCGGCGGAACTCCCGCCGTGGTCATTGCCAGGCCCGGGCCTGTGATGTTTGCGGTTTCGGTCCCCGAAGCCAGCGTAAGGCTTCCGCTGACGGTGTTGAGCACGTGAAGGACCGACGTGCCGCCGCTGGTTCCGGTCGTGGTGTCGAGATAGCCGGTGATGACGGCATTGCTCGAATCGCCCCAGATGCCCGGGTCGCTCAACCGATAGAGCGAATGGACCGGGCGAGGAGGCGTGTCCGCTGCGCCGCCGCCGGTCGTGCCGAAATTGTTCGTCGTCGCGAAGGTCTGAAAGTCCGTCGTCTTCGTGCAAAGCGACGCGAGCGAGTTCGACCCGGTGACGTTGGGCGAAGAATTAGTCGACGGAAAGACGCCGAAGAAATCGCCGAAATTGGCGAGAGAGCCTCCCCATCCCGCGAACTGCGGCGGTGTCGTGACGCTATAGCCGCCGACGGTGTTGATCCAGTCTCCGATCGACGATTGCGCGCGCGCGGTCGTTACGCCGCCGTAAGCAGCGGTGCTGGGCGCTGCGGTGTGATAGAACGCCTGCCATGCAAAGATGTTCCCGGCCCCAGCGCCGGAGGTCCAGATCGCGCCCGTCCCCTGCATGGCGGTGGATGAACTGATCGTCTGGCTGATGTTGATGTTATAGGTTGAGCCGACGCCGCCGGAGCCGCTAGCCAAGGACAAGATTTGCGTCCCGCTCGCCACGCCGCCGGTCGTGTTAAGGGCCTCTCCAGGGACGAGGAACTGGTTGCCAGTCGGAGCAACCGTGATTGTCAGCACGGTGCCGCTGATCGTCGCGCTAAAGCCGATCGTCGTCTGATTGGTCGTCAGAGCGTAGCTGCCCGTTCCACCCGTGCCCGACCCTCCGTTCAATTGATAGGGAAGGATGGTCGCCGGCGAGCCGCTCGTGCCCAACACCTGCATGCCCGGAACGATGACGCCGACCAGCGAGCCTGTCGACGCCGCGCTGCTATTCGTTAGCCCGGCGGACTGCGGCGTCCCAAGCGGGCCTGATAGAGGATTGCCGACAAGGGTGGACCCGGTGGTCCCGATGACAGCGATGTAGGTTACAGGCGTCGCATTGGACCCAAAATTGCCTCCGCCCGAGGTCGTCGCCCCACTGACGGTGAACTCCGAGCCGGGAATCATCCCGTGCGCCGCCGTCGTGGTGAACGTTGCATATCCGGTCGACGTGGCGAAGCTTGCCGCCGAGATCGAATACGCGTTCATCGCGGTGACGGTAAGGGCCGGCTGAGACCCGACGACCGTGTAGCCCTGGAAACTGACGGCGCCCATGTTGGGCGTGGTAACGACTGCCGGTGACCCGGGGAGGGACGCTCCGGTCGAATCGTCGAACGCCGCATATTGGAATCCGGGAGTCGTCGTGTCGACGCCATACTCGCCGATGATGCCGCAGAATTTCTGCCCCGTCTGGACGGTGATCCCAGTTCCTGGGTTTGTCCCGAATGGAGTCGCCGTCGAGAGAGCGGTGAGGGAGATCGAGCCGCCCGATCCCTGAAGGGCGTTGCCGCTATCAGTAGACGCCGGGCACGCGCCCGAGGCCGCCGTAACGGCGCCTACGAGCGTAGTCCCGGTCGTGCCCTGCAAAGCCGTGTATGTCGTGGCGTTGAACGCCCCGTTCGTCATTCCGCTAAGGGCGAACGTCTGAGCCGGGAGAACGCCGTGTGCGGTCGGCGTCGTCGCCGTCACCGTCATCTGAGTCGAGATCGGCGAATGGCTTGTGCAAGCCGTGATCGACACGCCGCTTTGCTGTGCTCCGACGCCGGGAATTGCCGCCTGGTTGACGGTCGGAGTCGTCTGGCAATTAAAGCCGGGATCGGAATATCTGACCGCGCCACTGCCGCCCCACACGGCGCCGGAAGGCTCGCGCACGCAGTTTCCCCCAGTCGCAGTCCAGGAGTAGTAGCCCTGATTATACTTCGTCCCCACCACGGCCGCCGGCGCTACTCCGGCAGCTGTGGGCGAAACGGCGAGCCACCATGACGACACGGTACCGAAGATGGTCTTCTGCGTTAGGAAATGCGGCGAGCCCACCCCCTGTCCGTTCAGGACAAGCCCGGCGGTGTTTACGGTAGCGCCTAGCGCATATTGACCGCTATTCCCCGCGCTAAGATTCGGGTCAACTTGGCCCTCGATATACCAGAAATTGGAGTTGGTCGGCGTCGCCGGCCAGTTCTCAGGTCCCGGGGTGGCCGTGGGCGTCTTAAGCGCGTTGTTCTGGATCAAATAAGCCTGACCCTGGCCGAAGGCGGTCGACGGCTGTGGCGTGATCGAGGGCGGGGTGAGAAGACCAATGGCGACGGTGACGCCGCCTACGCCCAGCAGACTCATAACGCCTGCCCTTGCCGGGTATCGGACGCAAAACTCCCAAACCGAGAGCGCGCCGACAAATTTAAGGAATCGCTTCATCGGTAGCCCTTGACGGGGAAAGATCAGAATTGCGTATAGGCGAGGCTGCCGCTCATCTGAACAGCAGCGGAGGTCATGGCGCAAAGCGCGTTCCCGGCGGGCACGACAAGGATGGGTCCTAGCCCATTGCCCTTGGCGATGCCGAATTGCGCCGTGAGGCCATAGGCGCCGGTGAGCGCCGCTGTTCCGGTCCCGCAGTTCGTTCCTGTCCCATATTCGAGCGTGAAGTTCCCGGTTCCTCCCGCGATCACGTCCCAAGCGGTGACATAAATCGCCTTACCCGTAGCTGCGGCCACGAGCTGCGTTGTGGTAGCGGTTGAGACATTGATCGGAACCGAAACGCCGGCTTGGATGATGCTGGTGAGACTTCCGCCGGTGTTCGCGGCATTGGTCGGCATCGGCACGCCGCCGGTGACGCCCTGGATGGCCTGCGCGTTCGATGCGCTCGTGCCCGCAGCGGTGACGTTCTGGTTCGCTGCCGTGGCCGCGCCGGTCGGCAGAGCAGACGAAAGAACGTCGGCGTTGACGCCAAGGACGTTCAGACCCGTCGGCGCTGAGCCCCAAGCCGAGCCGGATGCGCCGACCATGTTGCCGCCGCTGACCAACATGCCATTGTATGTCGCGGGGCCCGGCGCGGCCGAGCCCGTCGAGCCGATCGAGGCGTTCGAGCCGCCGCCGCTCCCGCCGCCGCCCCCGCCCGTTCCGGTCGGGAGGCCCGAGCCGCCGAGGGTGTTGACGGCGGTCGTTCCACTTGAAGTAACGCAGGTGAGTTGCGTCGCCGATCCGACCGTAAAAGCGAACCATCCGCCGCCAGGCGCGATCGGCTGCGAAGACGTCGAAGCGGCGGCGCCGAGCTGGCAATAGGCGATATTCGTCACGCCGACGTTGCTGACGATAACGACGGTCCCGGACGGCAGGCTTTGCGTCGAGCCGGTGGTCACGGTGGTCTGCGCCGCGATCGGCGTTCCGACTGATCCGCTCGCTGAGGGCTGGAAGCCGCTGAACGAGGCTGAGAATGAGCCGGAAACCCTCCCGGGATTGGAAGGCGTGAACAGCGGCCCGACACCAGGCTGGATTGGCACGACGCCGGGAACATAAGTGCCGCCGGAGTCCTGATAGGTCTGTGCTTCAGCCGCGCAGCTGAAGAGAGCCGCCGACGCGAGCGTCGCGGCAAACGGAGGGCGTTTCATCTCTCGGACGTCCTCTCAAAGGCAGAAGGAAACACGCGCTAGTCGGTGCTAGGTGAAACCGTGACTATCTGCGAAGTCTTTCAATCAAAGTCCCAATGGCGTTGGCGTTTCGTTGCGAATAGTTCTGGTTTCCTTGTAACTCCGGTCCCCGCACCCTTGCCATCGACGATGCTAATCGGCTTCGTGGACGTGGCTCGGCGGGCCAATGGGGAGCGAAGACCCTTCAACCGTGCTTCCGAACTCGCTGAGCGCGTCGAAGGTCGCGCGGTGCAGCCAAGCAGTCCAGATGCCCTGCCGCTTGGCGACGGCGTCCGCTTTTGTGGGCAGCGCGGAGTCGAATCTTAATTGGAGGCGTACTTTGCTGGCCATATTCCCAACAGCCGGGACTGTCTTGGTCGATCCCCCAACAACGACGGCGGGCTTCCGGGCGGAATCCGTTGTCCTTGCCACGTGGCGTAAACTCACTCGAACCGCAAAGCTTGGGGCCGGTCTACCTCGAGCCGAGATAGGAAGGCCGCAATCGCAGCGGCGGCTGAGCGTTTCATGATTGGAAAACCTCGATCGAGGGAAAGATTAGGGTTACCCAGCTGACGGATTGCAGTAGGCGAGATGGATTGAAAGGCGCACGGCGCCGCCGGTGAAGCTCGGCGAGGATCCGCCGACGGGCGCCAGGATGAGCGGGGCTGCTGCATAAAAGCCTGTCGGACCGATCAGGCCATAATTCACCGTTCCTGCGGACATGCCAAGCCCTGGAGCTGTCCCGCCGAATTGCGAGGCTCCGCCGATGCTGGTCCCAAGCTGCCATCCCGTTGGGGAGCCGGAGGCGGTGATTGCAGTCGTCACGCGCGCACCGACGGAGAACACGATGCAATTGGCCGGGATGACGTTCGCCCCGGACGTGGTCACGCTCGTCCCGGACAGCCCCGAAACCAAGAATTCGATGATGGCGAACTGCATCGTGGCGCCAAGAGGCGATGCAGCCACAGTCTCGGTAGAGTTCAAGAAGCCTTCGTCGACGATCGTCCAGGCCCCCGCGCCATTACTCTCAATTCCGATGAAGCCATAAGCTTCGTTGACGACGGCCGACGCTGCGCCCGTGACGCCGTCGATGGTGTCCGTCCCATTTGGGGTGAGGGAAAGCGTCTTCGTGACGCTGCAATTGCCGGTCTCGTCGACGACGAGGAGTCGCGTCCCGGTCGGATAGGTGCTGGATGCGGGCAGAGAGACGACGCGCGCCGCGGTCAGGGCGGTGTAGGCGACCATTCGGTCGGTCGAGGCCACTAAGTAGTTGGCATCAGATACGGACGCACGGGTGTTCGTAATGACCTCGGAGAGTTTCGCCGCGGGGAACCCACCAGCAGTAGACCCATCGTTGATGACGAGGCGGTTGTTGGTCGTGTCCATGACCGCTTCGCCCTGCGCGCCGGTGAAGGCCAGGACTTGGGCGGACGTGCCGCGTCGAAGTTGAAGTTGCTCGCTCATGCGCCGAAGGACCTTTCAATCACCTGCTTTTTGACCAGCAACCACAACCGCCAATCGAGATCGCGAGCCCGGTTGCCGTGACGCTGGCGAAGCCGAAGGCGCTTGTCGGTAAGCGGATAGTGCTTGCCGCAGAGGTATTCCGTGCATTCAGGAAATCGCTCGCGCGCCGCCGTCCGCCGGCAGATAAGGCACGCAACACGCGATCCGATCGCTCAAGGCACGGTCCCCAGCACGACGACATCGACCACCGCGTCGTTGGTCGAGCCGAAGTCGTCAGAAACTATCACAGCCCCGGTGATGAGACCGAGGTCGACGTTGCCGGATAGAAGCGCCTGCGCGATCGGGTGCGTTACAGTGACGTTGATCGCGCCAAGATCGACCGTTCCAGTGTACGGATCGCCCAGCGTCGACGCCACGCCGAAATCGTCAGAGACAGTCGGCGCTGAAGCGACTTGGCCGAGATCGAGCGGAAAGCCGCTCAAGAGCTGCGCGGCGATCGGATGCTTGACCGGTGGCGCGGGGACGTTGAACGAGTAGGCGGCGCAGTCGGACAGATCCTGCGCGCCGCCGCCCATGACGTTGAAGCTCTGGAACTTGAACCAGACCGTGCGACCGTCCAGATTCGTCGGCAGGTCGTACTTGACGACCGCGCCGTCTAGCCGGGCGAATGGCGCGCCGGTCGAGTGCGCTGTCGGCGTCGTTCCACCCCAGCCGCGCGCGAGGCGAGTCAGGTTGTAATTGTTCGCGGTCGTCAGCGTCGCTGTCTCATAACCGACGAGCTCTTGATCGACGAGCGACAACGTCCCGCCGCTCTGCGCGGCTGACTGGCTCGTTCCGGAGAGCGTTCCGCCGCTCTCCGCGAGAGTGACGGCCAGCGTATCGACAGCGTCCCATCCCGCGGCGGCCGAGAGGCTGGACGTCAGGAAGCCCTGGCGCAGGGGCGCGGTGATGACGCCGATTTGAGTATAGGTAACGTCGTCGACCGAGATATATATGTTAGCGCCGCCCCATTGACTTTGGCCGCCGGCGTTGATGCCGGACGCGCCAAGCCAGATTTGCGTCACGCCGCCGGTGAGCGCGGTCGGCGGCTGATAGATCAGCGGCGGGTTGATGGGGACAGCGGGAACGCCCCAATTGGGTTGAAATCCGGTCGACGTCGCGCTCGGATTGAGCGCCGGGTTTGAGACGCCAGCGACCAATTCCTCGCAGGTAAACGCGAGCAGGCCCTTGTCGTCCTCCTCGATCTCGATGATCCGCACCGGATAATTGGAAAGGCCAAGGTTCGAATCCGTTATGGTGACGGTGTCCATCGGATCGAGGAGGCAATACTCCCAGGACAGCTTGAAGGTGAACTTGGTGCGCACGTAGAGCTGGCGTTGCAGGATCGTCTGCGCGATCCTTGGCCCCACGACGAATTCGTCGCAGATTTCATGCGCCTGGATGGTCGAGCCGACCCGGGAACCGAAGATCTCGATCATGGCCTGGTCGCGCGCTTCGACTGGAGTCGCGGCATATTGGTTGTCGCGCGACAGAACCTCGATCCGCTGAACGGGCGGAAGCGAGAAGATGTCGGCCCGCTCGACTTGAACTGGATCCTTGCTACCCTTCTCGTCGATGAAATCGGCGTCAGTCAGCGCATAAACCGGCGCCAGATTCGGGATGAAGTCTCCCGCTGCGGCGGTTGTATAGGTGATGATGACCGGCTTGCCCTGGTCCGCGGGTCCGAAGATGTATGTCCCCGAAACCGACATGCCGTATTCTCCGGCGGCCGGCGGGATGTTGGCGCCGATGAAAGTGAGCGGAACATTGGAAAAGGCGTAGACGACGCCGCCGTCCGAGACGAATTGACTTGGCGTTGCGACCGTCACCAGCGCGGGCAGCTTCTCGCCGGATGAAGGCGGGATCGGAATCGGAACCGAGAGCTGCGTGCTGTAGGTTGCTTCGTCCCCGGCGGAGATCTGGGTATCAGCGTAGGGGATGAATTTGAGAAGGCCGCCGCTCCAAACAGCCGCCGTAGAGAAGATCTGCAGCCACCGCGTCAGGATGCTCGACGCCTGTTCCTGGCTGACCAGCGCCGGCGAAAAGGCATAGCCCATTGCGTGGCAATAAGCATGGAGCGATCCCGGGCCCGTGAGCAGCGAAACTGAATCGATACTCGCCGGATTGAAGCCGACTCCATATTGCGCATTGGTCAGGAAATCTTGGATCACCAGCGCCGGGTCCGCGTCATCGACGCCGGCGAACATTGACCCGGATAGGGGGCCAAAGACCTCGACATTGTGGTTGCCGATCGCGGCCGCGTTGCCGAGATTGTATCCGGCGCCCCAGATGTAGGCCGTCCCCTGATAAGCCAGCGCGTTATAGGGGTAGATCGCCGCCAGATAAGGCCAGACGATTTGCGGTGTCGACCCATTGAAAGAGCCGAGTCCGAGCTGCTCGAGGCCATAGACCGAGAGATCCTTCCAAACCTTCCCGATGGCGTTGATCGGCCCCTCGCACAGCGCCATGATGATGTCGGCGGTGTAAGTATACTGAGACGACGACCCGCCGCCGCCGACCAGACCACCCTTGCCGCCAGCCCCCTTGCCGCTGCCGCCCGGCACGGCCTGAAAATTGGCGTACCAGATCAGATTTGGAGCAATCTTGGTCTTGCCCCAAACGACCGGGATCGGAAGAATCGAGACAGAGGTCTGGAGTTGCAGCGCCGTGTAGTCGGGCTTCGCGTTGCTGCTACGCTTCAGAAATCCCATGGTTCAGCGACCGTAGTAGAACGCCCGGCAGTCGGGGTCATGGCTGTTGCCAAAGAACGTGAGGTGACGCATGCGCGCGGCCTGGTGCATGGCCGCCCATGTCATCGGATAGGCGCGAGCGAACGTCATGCGCCACGGCAAACCTGCCGTCCAAAACATCCCGACCATTTGTTTCAGCCCCAATAGCTCGCAAACTTTGCCTTCTTGATCCGACTCGATAGTTCAGGATTTCGCTCTATGATGTCTTCGACTACGCATCCGGCATTGGCGAAGGCGTGGATGATGGTCAACGGCTCGGCCCGCGACACGATGCCGGCATGAGCAAAGCACCGGCCGATACGAAAGAGCACGACGTCGCCGTCCTTCGGCTCGCGCACCTCGCGCGAGCGCTTCAGCAAGAAGTTGAGGTAGCGCTCTTCATTGCGATGTAGGAACCAATCCCGCGTATAAGGGCGGGGATCGAACGGCTCGACCAGGCCAAGGTCGCAGTAGACGCGCACCAGCAACATGGCGCAGTCGACGCCGTGGGCCTTGACATCGGCCGCGTGATGGTACGGCGTTCCGATCCACGACCGCGCCTCTACAATCACGGCTTCGCGCTCGGCGCTGGATAAGATGGTTCGGCTCGCCATCAGTAGGCGAGTTGCGGTGGCGGCACGTAGGGGAAGCCGCGGAAGTTGGACAGGTTGTTAAATTTGCCCTTGCAGGTCGCTTGCGTCCGATCGCAACCGAAGGCGACGTTGAAGGCGTCTCCGACCGCCGGCGCGAACGGCAGCGGATACATGAGCGAGTAGGAGACGCCCGCGTTGACGCTCTTGACGGTCGCCCGTACGTTCGCGTTGGCCCCGGACGTGAAAACGAGCGAGCCCTGCGCATCCCCCGCGCGCGCCCCAGACCAATTGATGGTGTTCGAGGTCGAGCCAGCTCCCGCAGTCCCCGAAGCCGAATACGTCCCGCGCGGAATGCCGCACCCCGCGTCATAGAGGACGTGCAGACATGTCGGAGAGAACAAATTCCTCGGCATATCATAGTCGAGGATGACGAGATCGCTCGCGACTGTCAGCGTGGCTTGCGTGCGCCCGACATTGTCGACGGTTGAGACCCGTCCTTGGAACAATCGGACGCCGCCGACGACGCTTCCCATTGAGCCTGATAGAAAGACGCGGTCGCGATAGACCGGCGCTCCATCAAATGCGCCATCGCGGAGGGCGATGAGGAACGGTGCGCCGTTGACTAGGTCCGTCGGGCGCGCCGCGATGGTGATCTGTTGCTTGTCGACTTCAAGTCCTGTCGATCCCTTGTATTTGAGGCCCGACACCAGTGGCCCATTGGCGAGGAACGTCGATCCGTTGTAGGTGACTGGATAGTCGACATTGGTCCACGTGTATTGCGATGCGGTCGTCGTGATGAAGGTGAAGCACTCGGCGAAGGCGATCGGCGCGTCAGGCGCCGCGCGCGCGGCGTTGATGAGGTTTGTGACGGCGGTTGAGGTCTGTTTCATGACCAAAACAATGTCCAGAAGCAGGCCATAAGCACATATGTCGCGGCGGCTCCGACCAGGAAACAGAGGGTGCCGGCCAGAAACATCACGACGTCCTCACCGATTTGAACTTGATGCTGTCCACCTTCCACAGGTTCGACATGAATTCTTCGAAGTCGTGGTCGTCGGAATCGAACCGGCATTGGAAGGCGTAGGTAAATGTCGCCGCGATGGACACGCCGGCGCCGGGCGCTGACGTGAACACGAGCGAGTTAGGTGTCGACAGCGACCAGCCCGACGCTTGATTTGCGCCGTTGAGATAGATGTTCGAAACGCTGGTCACCCATCCGACCGGCTCAAGGAACGCGCCCATATAGCGGGAGAAGGTGAAGGCCGTGGTCGCTCCGTCTCCTGCAGCGAAGGTGACGTTGGTCGCGGCCGAGTCGGTCGGATCGGTGTATAGAAATGTGCTATATTGGCCCTGACAGGCAAGGAAAAAGCCCATCAGCGTCTGCGTCGAGTTCGCACCAAGGCCCGGATATGAGGTTGGCGATGACGACAGGCCGTCGAAGGTCAGTTCGAACTGCCATATCGGGTTCTGGTAGAGAGCGTCGCGAACCTCGCGCCCCGACACATGGCTCGCGACCACTGTCGAAAATACCGGCTTCTTGTGCACGCTCCAGGCAAGGCCAGCCAGAGCCGGAAAAGAGGGCGGCGTCGTCATTTCACGGCCTGACCGTCATCAGCCGAAGCGTCCGAAGCGTCCAGAGCATCGTAATAAACTCCTCGAAGTCCTGCACGTCTTCAGTGAAGCGGCAGAGCCAGAGAATGCCCAAGTCGGCTGTAATGGCGACACCGGCGCCCGGGGCCGACGCAAAGGTGATCGCCGGTAGATATCCGTTTGAAACAAACCATCCGCTCGGCTGCACTAAGCCGTCGAGATAGATGGCAGAGACGCCAGACGTCCCATAAACCGGCCCGCTGTAGCCGCCGATTGACGCGACGAGCGGAAACACAGTCGTCGCCCCGTCGCCCATTCCGATCGCCTGGCCAGCGGTGGCGCTCAAGCCAGGCGGCGCGACCCAGAATGGCTCATCCGGGCCGTTCGTTTGCTCGAAGAACCCCGCAATCGCCTGCAATTCCTGGTAGGCCGCGGCCGAGCGCATGACCTCATAGGTCAATTCAACGTCAAAATAAGGGTTCGCACTGCCTTGGGCCCTCGTCTCGCGGCCGGACACGTGGCCGGCGATCAGGGTCGAAAACTTTGGCTTCACATGGGTCGACCAGGCGAGTGTCGCCAAGACCGGGAACGTTGCAAAAGTCCCTCGCGGCGGGGGGGGGCTTGGCGGCTGCGGGGAGAGCACTGCGCGCAGGCCATTGGTCCAGAAGCCTTGTTCCCAGTTCCCGGTGTCGCCCCATGACTGATTTTCAATCGGAAAGGTCGGGAACGGCCGCGCGTCCCAATTCCAGACGCAGCAGAAATTCCAGTTGACCATCGGCAAGCCGCCGACGGTGGCGTTGTTTCCGTCGACGTTCCAATATTCGTAGACCGCCTGCAGCGCCATCGCTTGAATTGTGTCGTCGCGGCGCGGCAGATAACCAAGCGCGTTGGCCGGGTCCCAGATCGACCAATAGGCGGTGAAGCTCTCCGTCGATTTCGGATCGAAGAAAACGTTCGGCTGATTGGTCGCCCGGTCGCAGGCGGCATAGCCGTACTCCAGCATCAGGATCGACTTTGAACTCGGAACCCATTCGGTCCGCGGCCCGGTCGGAACCCATGCTCCGCCGGAAGCCGGCGTGGCGTAGACCGCGCGGTGAGGATTGTTCCAAAACCAACGCAGTTGTTTGTTGGCGAGAAGCTCCTGGCCCGAGAAATACGGATTGCGAGCCTGGGCCAGCCGGTCGCCTTCCGGCAATGACACCTGCAGGTCGGTCCCGTTCGGATCGAGGCCGCGCCCGCGATTGTTGCTATCGTTGTAGAACCAATTGAAATACTGGCCGCCCTCAATGCCGGCCTTGAGGTAGGAGGTCGAATAGATCGTCGCCGGCCCGCTGAGCCCTAAACCGCTCATAGCAGAGGGTGATGGAGGCCAGGATCCGGTGGGCGCAGGGCTCAACCATTCGTCGCCGTCGAGGCCGCCGTTGATGGCGGTGGTCCAGTCGGTCAGCGGCAGATAGTTGTCGAACGAAACGAAGTCGATGTTGGGGTTGGCGTAGAGTTGATCGAGGTGAGGCCACTGGCCGTTTTCTCCTGGATGCTGCCATCCCATCCAGCTCGACCAATCCGCTGAGTAGCAGATGAGATTTTGGAGCGTTGTGGCGTTCTTCGTATGGCCCGAGTTATCGAATGTCGCTCGCACGTCATTGGCGAGCGTGTTGAGCGCTACGACCATCGGATAATCCCAGATCGCATTGCCCGACCCGTCCGTTGCGCCGGCTTTCGTCCACGAAGGCCCGCGGAGCGTTTCAAGCCCGCGAAGCTCCGAACCGATCACGAACAGGTTGACCCCGCCCGCGACTATGCAGAGGTTCGCGTAATGCAGGATCATCCGGCGATAGGTCCAGTCGAACAGGCCGCCAGAGTAGGCGACCGTCAGATTGGTCGAATCAGGCGTGAAGTCGGCGACCGTCGCCTGCCCCATGAAGGTCGCGACGTCGTTCGTGGCCGTCCGCAAGAGGTCGCCCGCCGACGTGATGCGGCCGCGCCACGGCAACCCGGGGCCCGTCCCGAGCAGGAACGGGTAGAAGACGACCTTGAAGCCGCGCGCTTTGAGGTCACGGAGGCAGCGAACGACGCTGGGATCGCTCGGCGTGCCGCCATAGACGAAATTGGTCGAGCCGGGCAGCGAGGGGAGTGCGATGAGGCCAGGGTAGTCCTGCTCGGTCAGGCCAGACACCATCCAATGAACAGGCGTCCAAACGCCGTTGTCCCACTGCTCAAATTCGCCCAGCAGGAAATTGGTCGACGGGTAGACGTTGCAACTCGAAGCGTCTTCCGAGTTGAAGAACCATGCAATCACCAGGCTGACGGTCGTGCATTCGGGATGCTGCGATTGCAGCTGGCCGATCGCATTCGAGTAGTCCGTTGGAGCGCCCGGCGAGCTGCTGAGGAAATTCAGGATGGTCGCGTTGTTGAGGCCGCTCGATCCCCGCTGAAAACCGATCGACGAGATGGTGTCGTAGGCGAACTCGCCCGTCGACGGCAGCAGGTGCACTCCGGTGAGATTGACCGAGACCATGCGCTAGGCGGCGAGCATCAGGCGATCGGAAATAGACAAGTGGGGCGCTCAGCAATCATCGTCCGATCCCCTGGTCTCTGCCGCTCACCGCTATCCGCGCAGTCTCTTCAAGCCCAGCGCCGCGCCATGCCGCACCGCCTCGTCAAGCGCCTTGGCCATGCCGGGTCCATTCGAGCGCATCCAGGAGGCGACTGAGGCGCCGTCGATCGCCGAAACATTGAAATGCGTGGTCGGATGAATGGCCACCGATGCGGCCGGCGAACCGCCGCCCGCAGCCGTCGTCAGCATCGATCGAAAGGCGCCCGCTTCAGCCGACGGCATGATGAGCTCATTGTGATGGATGAGGGTCAGCATGTCCTGAGGCGCCCGCCACATGCCGATGTCGGCCGACGCGACAGCGCCCGCCATGCCAGCGACCGTCGCCTGGGCGGCGGTGGCGGGGCCGATCGCCAACGGGCCCATGAGCGGCGCCAGAAATCCGAACACTCCTGCAAATGTCTCCGCCGCTGAGGAGAGGATCGATCGGACCATGGCCGCGCCCTGCGCGCCCAAGGAAGCCGCTGCGCCGCCCTGTTCGGCGCTCGTGCGCGCAGCGACGCCTGACGCCGTCGCGGCTGTCTTCATCGCCTCCGCCAAGACAAAATGTTCGACGGTCGTTTCGCACCACTCGATGAATTTGACCAGCAAGTCCGCGAGCACGCTCTTGAACGCCGTGTGCCAGCTGGTGGTCCCGGTCACGAGCCCGCGCAATTGGGAATTGAACGCCTGCGTGATAGAATTGCCGAACGCTTGATAGTCGTGCTCCTGCTGCTGCAGGGCCGAGCGGGTCAGGGCAGCCATCTCATCCTCCCGGCGGCGTGTCGCTTCGATGAGCATGTCGTCGATACGCTGTTTTGCGGCAAGAGATTGGTCGCCGAGAGCGTCCTGCCTTTGCAGCGCGGCGAGCTCAGCCGCGTATTCCTGACCGATCGCCTGCTGGGACAGCTCGAGCTTTTCTTGCTGAGTGATTTGGTAGAAGCGAGCCTCCTCAGCGTAGAGCGCGAGCTTCTGCTTCGTAGCGTCCGCCTGGATCCTCAATTCTTCCGAGGTCGCGAGTTGCGCCGCCCTTGCCGCGTCGGCGTAGGTCGCGTCGTCGCCGGCTCGCAAAGCCGCGCTGGCGCGAGCCGCGTCGGCGGCGAATGATTGCTGGAGCGCCCGGGTCGCGTCCAGCGTGTCGCGATAGGGCTGCAGACGGCTAGGATTGAACGCCTGGGACGACGCGGTGGCGAGGGACGACAATTGCGCGTTGATCTCCCCAAACGGAGCGGAGAAGCTTTGCAGGGCGTCCTTCGCCTGACCGACCCCCGATACGAAGTCGGAGACCGAGGCGTTGAAGCTGACGGAGACGTTGGTGTCGACCATGAGCAATCCTGAACGCGTGCGCGCCCTGTCAGAGCGCGCCGTTTGGGAAGGCCGCCTTCAATTCCGCAATCGTCGGCTGGCGCGGCGGCGCCGCGTCGTCTGGCGTGCGATACTTGAGCGCAGCTGCGACAAGCCAATGGACCGGCGGGTTGCGGCGCCACTCGGCCCGCAGGGCGAGAAAGCGCGGCATGGTCAATTGGTCCAGCGCTTCGTCCCAGCTCCACCCGGTATTGGAGACGACCTGGGCGATCAGGCCGTCGAAATCGACTTTCCCGCATTTTGCGACGCCTCCGGCGTCGCGTGCGCAGGCGAAGCTTGATCCTCAATTCTGCCCGGGCGAAGCCCAGCCGCCTTGGCTACTGACGGAAAGGCCTGGATCAGTTCGCCGACCGAGAACGGAAGTTCGAGAAAGTTCGCGAAGGAAAGCTCAGGCTCGACGAAAGAGACCGCCCGCCACGTCGCCTCGGCAAGGCGATCGAGCTCTGCCTCGTTGAGACGCGCGACGGAGTCGCTCGACATCGACGAGCCGCCGGCTGCGAGATAGACGTCGAACAGCGCCGGTTGGATAGCCTTGATCGCGCGGAACGGCAGATGCGGAACCGACCAAGTCTTTCCGCCAAGCGATATTGCGAACGTCTCCCCGCTCACGCAGCGTCTCCGAAGTTGAAGGTCATGACCTGACCGGCGGCGTTGGCGAACGCCTGGAACTCGAAGTCCGGCTTGGCGAAGTCCTCGATATTGGTGCCGAACGAGAACTTGCTGGCGACGCACTGATTAAGCGTCACCGAGAACTGGAGGTTGTTCGTCGGGTCGGTCGCGAATAGGATTGCCGAGAATGTAGAGGTCGGACCGACCAGCGGGTTGGCGATAACTAGTTTCTCACCTGCCGTCGTTGACGTGTAGGTGTAAGAGATGAGAAGATTCGTATTCTCATCCGAAGCGTTGATGGTGTAAATGCCAGAGACTACAGCATATTGGCCTACTGCAGGAGCGGACGCGACGGCGATAAGAGGAAGGCCTGTCGCAGCATAAACGACGCCCTGATCAGCAACGAATGTCGAAGAATTATTGACGGTGATGGACGTCGTCGTGGAGTTGTGCAATTCCGCGAACTGCGCAATTACGCTGCCTGCAACAGGGACCTGATTGTAGAACAGGCGCCCGATGGCCTGCCCGCTGAAGCGAGCCAGCGACGCCTTGCACTGAACCTTGCGCGTGCCGGAGCCGACGGCCACCGGGAAGGCATATTGGCCGTACAGTTCCTTGACACTGACCGACGTTTCGACGCTGACCTTCTGAACGAGCCCGAAGTTGATCGGGGTCGGATTGGCGACGTTCAATTGCGTGCCAATCAGCACGCCCGAGCCGAATACGAACATGAGGGTGAACTCCATTGGTGGATCGATGTGAAGATCGCATCGCCGCTGACAGCAAGGCGCAATGCGTTCCCCTTAGCCGCTCAGCTGGACGAAGGACGTGGCTTCACGGCCCGATGAGCCGCACCGCGACCACCGCCAGCCCGTCGCCGTCGAGGTCGCGCGTATCTCGCACCGGCACGCCCGTGATCTTGCAGTCGTAGACGGCGCCGCCGAGGGTTTGGCGGCCTAGGCCAACGTTGGAGCTCGCAGGCGCGAGCGCCGCGTCGATAGCGTCGAGAGCATTGTTGATCGCGGTCGCGCCGGGCGTTGTGGGGTCGCGCGCGTCAAAATAAAGGAATAGCTTGGCCTCCAGTGTCCGCTTCGGGGTCGCGGGCGAAGCCCATTGATAGGCTTCCGGCCCCGATTCGAGCTGGAAGAACGCCGGGCGCAGCGCGGCCGGAACTTCGCTCCATAGTTTCATGCGCCGCGACGCGAGGCCCCACGGATAAGCCGAGGAGACGGCGGCGAACAGCGCAGAGAAGGCCGCTTCGCGGGTCATGCGCGCTCCCATGCCTCGGCTGCGGCGTCGGCGAACGCCGCGATGATCTCGTCCTTCATGTCCTCGAGCGCCGAGCGCAGATACGATCGTTCGGGGATCAGCGAGCCAGGGTGCTCGACCCTACGCGCAAAATGCTGAGCCTCGCCGACG